GGAAAACCGGTTATACATAAAACGCGGTTCCATGTATGGCCTTTCTTAATCTTCATTGTCGTCATATGCGCTCCACCCTTAATCTCTCCGCGATGTTGTCTAAGACGATGTTCTGGATCCACCGTTGCGCCTACATAGGTCGACCGGTCGCTACACTCTAAAAGATATACGAAAAATGCGGATGCCATATAAATATAATATATATGAATTGATATATCTATTCTATTCTAAGTCATTTGAACTCTATAAAAAACGATATAAAACTTTTTCCGTATATTTCTAAAATGACTTCCCCCGTTAATCAATCGTTTATGGAACAATCGGCGAATCTTTTCGAACAGGAGATGATGGTTACAAAACGTAACGGTCAATTAGAAACCGTTTCCTTCGATAAGATTCTAAAACGTATTAAAAATCAGGGGTTAAGAGAGAACGGCACTCAGCTTCAATTGAATTATACGCAATTGGCGATGAAGGTTATCGACCAATTATATGACGGGATTTCTACCACAAAGATTGATGAATTATCCGCCGAACAATGTGCCTCGTTAGCATCTACCCATCCCGATTATAACGTTCTCGCGGGTAGAATCCTCATTTCAAACCATCAGAAAAATACGTCGTCGTCCTTCCATGATACTATGCTTAAACTTTATAATTTTAAGGATAAAGCGGGACATTCTTCGCCGCTAGTCTCTGCGGATTTGTTTGCGGTGGTAACGAATGATAGAGACTTCTTAGACAGTCTTTGTGATTATTCCCGCGATTTTCTAATTGATTATTTTGGATTCAAGACGCTAGAACGGTCATACTTAATGAAGGTAAATGGTGTATCGATAGAGCGCCCGCAACATATGTGGTTACGTGTAGCAATTGGAATTCACGGGTCAGATATCCATCGTATTAAGGAAACCTACGATTTAATGTCTCAGAAATATTTTACACACGCTACCCCGACATTGTTTAATGCGGGGACGGACCGTCCACAACTCTCGTCGTGTTTCTTACTCGCGATGGAGGAAGATAGTATTGAGGGAATATATAATACATTGAAAGATTGTGCTTTAATATCGAAATACGCGGGTGGTATCGGTCTACATATTCATAATATACGAGCCACGGGGTCGCATATTCGCGGAACGAACGGAACGTCGAATGGAATTGTTCCCATGCTTCGAGTGTTTAATAATACGGCGAAATACGTTGACCAGGGCGGGGGAAAACGCAATGGTTCATTCGCAATCTATTTAGAGCCATGGCACGCGGATATCGAAATTTTCCTCCAAATGCGTAAAAATCACGGAGATGAAGAATTAAAAGCCCGCGATCTCTTCTACGCACTTTGGATTCCCGACTTATTTATGCAAAGGGTAAAAGAAAACGGAACATGGACGCTAATGTGTCCCGATGAATGTCCTGGTCTAGCGGACGTTCACGGAGAGGAGTTTGAGAAATTATATAAATCCTATGAAACATTAAAAAAAGGAAGAGCAACCGTCCAAGCACGCGATTTATGGTTCAAGATAATGGACGCTCAAATGGAAACGGGCACTCCATATTTATGTTATAAGGATTCCGCAAATAGAAAATCGAACCAGAAAAATCTTGGCACCATAAAATCCAGTAATTTATGTGTCGCTCCCGAGACACTCGTTTTAACGGATAAAGGACATATCGAGATTCAAAGTCTAAAAGATGAAACTGTAAAAGTATGGAACGGAAATGAATTTAGCGAAGTTACTGTAAGAAAAACGGGCGAACACCAAGAACTAATTAAGATATATACGGACGATGGATTATTCATTGAATGTACACCTTATCATAAATTCTTTATCCAATCATCTTATGCATTATCTTCTCAAAGTAAAATAGACGCAAAAGATTTATCGATAGGGGATAAATTGATAAAATGCGAATATCCAGTCATTGACGGCGAAGATACGTTTGATATCGCAGAAAAATACGAAGTGCCTCAAGCAACTTGCTCTATGAAAACGAAATTAGAGTGGTTCGCAGGATATTGTGATGCGGATGGAACGATTAGTCGTAATGTAGAGAACGAACAACTTCAAGTAGGTAGTATTAATAGAGAATTTCTAATAAAGGTAAAATTAATGTTACAAACTTGCGGAATTAATCCAAAAGTGAAACTTGCGTCTTCGAGAGACGACAGAACCCCCGCGTATCGTCTACTCATTAGTTCGTTTGATTTATATCGCCTTTGTCAACTAGGATTCAAACCTTATCGACTAAGTATTATAGGAAAAGAACCCCAGAGAAACGCCGTTCAGTTTATTAAAATTATAAAGATAGAAAATGAGAATCGTATTTCGGATACGTATTGTTTTACTGAACCCAAGCGTAATATGGGAATCTTTAATGGAATACTTACAGGACAATGTTCGGAAATTATAGAATACAGTGATGCGAAGGAAACGGCGGTCTGTAATCTAGCTTCTATCGGACTACCCACTTTCATTAAATCCGACGCCACATTCGATTATGAAAAGCTACACGAAGTCTCCAGAATCGTTACCTATAATCTAAACTGCGTCATCGATATTAATTATTATCCTACGGAAAAAACCCGGCGTAGCAATATGCGACATCGACCTATCGGCATCGGCGTCCAAGGTCTAGCCGATGTATTTATTCTGATGGGTCATCCATACCATTCGGACGCAGCAAAAGAAATCAATCGCAAAATATTCGAGACCATTTATCATGCCGCATTAGAAGAATCGTGTAATTTAGCAAGATTAAATGAGCCTTATGAAACGTTCGCGGGTTCTCCCGCGAGTGAAGGACTTCTACAGTTCGACCTATGGAATCAAGACCCTGGAAACGAGAGGTACGACTGGCAAAGTCTTAAACAGGATATTCAAACGCATGGTCTAAGAAATTCGCTATTAATCGCACCGATGCCTACTGCGTCAACGAGCCAAATCCTAGGATTCAACGAATGTATTGAGCCGATAACGTCGAATATATATAGCCGACGTACGAATGCCGGCGATTTTATCCAGGCCAATCGCTATTTAATGACGGATTTAATCCGATTGGATTTATGGAATGAAAAAATCAAGAATAATATTATCGCGAATAACGGGTCGTGTCAACAAATCGATATTATTCCGCAGGAGATAAAGGATAAGTATAAGACGGTTTGGGAAATACCGATGCGGCATTTAATAGATATGGCGGCGGACAGAGGCGCATTCATCTGTCAATCCCAGAGTCTGAATTTATGGCTAGAAGACCCGAATTATTCGACACTGACCTCGATGCATTTTTATGCGTGGCAAAAGGGATTGAAGACGGGAATATATTATTTAAGAAGAAGGGGGAAACATCAGGCGCAGCAGTTCACGATAGAACCTGACCGTAATAATACCGATAATAATAATGTAGAGGACGAGATATGCGAGATGTGTAGTTCTTAGATAGATAGATAGTCCAAAATAATATAATATACGGAATAATATATTATTTGATTTAAAATGCAGACATGGACAGAATGGTCATATCCTATATTTTTATATGTAGGAATCGTCTTTTTTATAGTTCATTTATTGATATATGGTTTAGGCGTAGACCAGTCCTATTTCGGGATATTCCTGGTCCTAGTCGGATATTCTAGAATGGCGATTTATGGATGGGTCTTTATTTTATTATGGATAGGAATTGTTCTGGAAGGAATGAATTTGGGAAAAACGATTTACGATAAATATCTAAAACCGAAAAAGAAACGAAAGAAGAAAGAGATTCTCGTGGAATAATGAGATGATATATTTATTATAAATACGTATAAATAAATATAAATAAATAAATAGAAATTATTTATATTTAAATGGAAGATGAATTGAAGAAAATGATCTATATTAAACAAAATTCTATTTGTAGTGAATTATGTGATGAATTAATTCAACGGTATGAAAATTCTGAAAAGTATGACGGAGTCACTGCTGGTGGACTAAATCGAAATGTCAAAACAACTACTGATTTTAATATAATAAACAATAAAGAATGGGATGAAGTGACGACATTTTTAAAAAAAGAATTACAAGCGAATTATCTCATATATAAAAATAATTTATCAGAAAATCAAAATTATAATAAAAATCAATATAGTACATACAAACATAATATGTTAAGTTATAATAAAATCGCGATACCGTATTTTTTAATACAGAGATATATTCAAAATATAGGTAGATATGTATATCACCATGATTTTATGGTTGACTGGAAAACAAGTCAGTATCGTATTATAACATTTATATGGTATTTAAACGATGTAAGTGAAGGTGGAGAAACCGAATTCTTTGCTTCATTTAAAATTAAACCGGAAAAGGGAAAATTAGTATTATTCCCTTCTTCATGGACGTTTCCGCATTGTGGTAAAATGCCTATATCTGATAACAAATATATTATTACAGGATGGTTATATGTTAGTGATGATGATAAAATATTATTTAACGATTAAAAATATAGCCATACTTGAGCGTAACCCGCACCTCCTGCTCCACCATATAGTGGAGCAGTTCCACCACCTCCATTACCTCCGCCTCCTCCGCCACCTAATCCATATCCTGGAGCATTAATTCCGGCAGTTCCACCATTAACATATTGTGCTTGAACACTATTAAAGAAAGTTCCAGCTTGATTGACACTACTGATAGTATTATTAAAATCATTTGAAAATGGATATTGTCCTCCGTGTCCTCCATATCCTGCTTGTCCACTACCAGAGCTGCCACCGGTACTGCCACCGCCATAATAACCACCAGCAGGTATTTTTACAAAATCATACCACCCACCTTGTCCTCCTGCAACACTGTTTCCATCACCATTACCATTAAGAGCACCCTGACCACCAGTAGCAGCAATATAACCACCATTTGTATTATCTATAAAATAACTTTGACCTCCGTATGTACCACTTATTGTTTGTCCAGTATTACGTCCACCTGCTCCACCTTCGCCAGCTCTTAATTCAATCGAATTAGTTGAGTTTGTTCTAACCTGGTAATCTGGATAAAATACCCATCCTCCACTACCACCTCCACCGCCACCACTAGCGCCATTATTTCCTCCAGCTCCACCACCACCTCCACCTCCCCAAAGTAATATCGAAACCTTATTTATATAACTCGGTATAGGGATATTATAATTCGACCCACCACCGAATTGTTGTATAGATGCATATTGACCAGTATTACTACCGGTAGTTCCATTTGAGTTAGCATTTGTTTTTAAAGGAGCCGCATACGCATATGTAAATACCGCAGTTTTATTCTGTAAATCAGTACCTTGCTCGCTAAATCCTAATGTTGTAGAAGGTTTATCAAGGTTAGAAACAGGATTATAACTTGTAATTTTATCAGTACCTGCGAGATAATAATTTGATACAAAAGACGACGGTGTAGTAGCATATATCGTATATTCGAACCCTGGTTTTGTTCCAGATATTATATTTGATAGAGCATTTCCTTTATAGTAATATTTTGATGTCATATTGTATATATATATATATATATTATTTAATATTTGCTTCTATAACCAATTCATATAAATCGTCTTTATTTGATGAATAAAAATAGTTTTGTTTTGTAAATAATAATAAATCGCCTTGTTTTAATATATATTGGAGACCATCTTCAAAACATATTCCAACTTCATATGAATTATTACTTAACATTATAAAAATTGAAAAAAAACCATCATTTTTAATTAATTTGGAATAGGTTTTATTTTTTATTATGCGAATACTAGTTATATCATATTCAATATCATTATTTAAATTATATACACTTTTTATTTTCTCTAAAATAGTTTCTTTTAAAGATAATAATATAAATTTAAAAATAGAATAAATCTTTTCTACGTCAATATACTTATAATAAACACTTTCGACCCATACATCTTCGGATTTTGACTTGGTATAATCTTCAATCTCCATAACTATCCAATTACATATATCAGCATTAAATATTTTGGAATAACTAAATCGTTGTATAAAACGATTATGATATAAATGAATATTATCACTACTATCAATTATATTATCAATATCTTGTTTTATATTATTACAAATCGCAATTGTTGATTTATTTTTTAGAAATGTAAAGATATGATAATCTCTCAGAATAAAGGATTTTAAATTCAAAAATAAAAGTTGTAAATTATTAGAATATAATAATTCTTCGTAGAAAGATTCGTTTAATTCTTTATCCGTTACTATTATCTCTTTTATTTCATCAGATAAAATAATTATATTCTCTAAAACTGTATTCATTTTTATTGTAGATAAATCATTATAATATTTGTCATTCTTTTCCCAAATATTTATTATAAATACCGGTTTACTACTTAATGACTGAAAATATTGATTTCCGCAAAAAGTAATAAAATTTCCCTTTCTCGGATATATTAAATGTAATTGGTCTTGTGTTTCAAACTTTTTATATTTATATATATTATTTGTTATGTTTGTAAAAATGACAGGTTCATCATCATCCTCCAGAAATAATATTACTGAAAATAGAGAATATATATATTTCTTTTCTTCTAGATATGCTATTTTATTATAGACTGGTTGAAATGTAGTATGATTCATAGAGGTTATTCCAAAATCTACTGTTATATTATCTGTATCTGTATCATTCTGGTATAATTTAATGATATTATTTACTATATTTTCGATTCCGTTATATTTAGATACAGATTGATTAAATGTATATGTAGAGGTTTCTGTAAATAACTGGCGGTTATTTTCTATTAGTTGGACAGATTCATCGTTTAATTTCCAACATGAAATATTCATATTATAATATAAATATTTCTACAAGTGTTTATATTATTATAGATGTTTATGTAAAATCTTTCCTGTAATAAAATATTGAGTTGCGTTTGTTATAAATTTTAATCTATAATTTGGGGTTTCTGGAAATAGTATTAATTTATATGGGGGTATTTTATAAGTATACAGTTTTTGGTCGGAATCTTCAAAAACTGTAATATATGAGTTTGTTTCAGATTCGCCAATACAATATATAAATGTAATGAAATGAAATCTATTTTTTACTATTAGATTATTTGATAAATCGGCATTAGAACGAATTATATAAAAATCTTTTAAAAATAAATAATCTTGATTTTTTAATAGATTTGATATAAATAAATAATCCATACTTTGTTTTACTATTTTGGATTCTTCGGATTCTTTCTGTAAAATAAAATCTTTATAATTTAAAATAGCGGCGGATACTTTGTTATATAAAACAGATTCTATATTTTTCCATTTCTTGTCATTTTTCGGAAGTATATAACTTCCTAGATTTATAGGTAAATTATTAATCAACTCTTTACATAATTCGTCGGATAATATATTTTCACTCTCCTCAAATATTAATTCCATATGTTTTCTATTTTATCTTTATTTATGTTTCTAATTGATTTTTTGTATTATTTTACATATTATTTTAAATTTTGGAAGGACCATGTACTAATCGTATATCGAAATGTATCATTTAAATTAGATACATTATGGGGATGTGTCCAATATGGAGGAAATATAATGACGGAACCTTTCTTTAATTTAATATTGATGTTATGATATGGAAATGAGAAAATACCATCGTCGTAATCATCATTTAACCCAAAAATAATGGAAGAATTACGTATCATTTCATAGTTTGGAATTACTTCGTCAATAAATGTAATATTTGAACGATGAATATCACATCCATCTACATGTAGCCGAGTTTCACCATATAT